CCACTTTCTGCACCTATCTTAACTGTGTCAAGACCTGAGATGCCTTCAAGTGCTGTCTTGATTGCATTGAGTAGTTCCCACATATTAACCCCGTTCTATTGAGCCACAAAATACGCCCTCGTCCACATTATCAAAAGTGTCCATGCGACTGTAACGGTCATAGTCTTTGCGGTATTGGTTCACCCTATCACTCATGCCGTCTGCTTCAAGCTGTTGAGTACCTAATTTGATATACACAAGGCATAGTGTCATTTGTTCCAAGTAGTAGGTATCCGTAACACCTTGTTTCCCCAAGTCCGTAAGTGCGTTTGTTTCTTCAATTTCTATATCAGCGTCAGAAACAGAATTGGTTATGTAATCATCTTTATAAACATATGTTAATGCCATGCGTTAATCCTTTGAATAATTATATCATAATCCTTCAAGATTAAATGTGTGAGCTGAAACCTTGTCTTGTGTTGCACTATGCACGAAATATCTCACAGCGTCACAGCCATCTGAGTGAAAGTGGTCTGGAACTTCCAACTCATTACCATTCTTGTCTTGCTTCCAGCTATACACCTGAAAGTCTTTTATGAGGTTGACTGAGCGTCTTGTGATATGAATATTGTATGACTTGACACGGTTTATCCCAGCTGTTACTTCTTTAATCGCTGGTTGCACCCATAGCCCTGCCCTTTGACACTCAACTATTCTGTCTTTCTCTGCACTGTCTGCATACCCGTAAGTTTCTTTTGGCATATATTTTATGATCTCTCTTGTTAGCATTCCCGTCCTGTGTAGCAACTCATCAAGATATACATCGTTACCCTTGAAGCCACCCATCACAATAACAGAAGGGTCTACAAATCCCCAGTCTGCACCAAAGCCTACATTTTCTAAGCCCTCTGGCATTTCGTCTACTATTGTAATTTGTGGGTAGATGACACCTTTTAATAAACCAAACTCACCAAGTGCATAAACCTTGTATAGTTCATAGTTGCTGTGCTTTAGTGCTTCTAATACATTTCTATACTGTTCATCTATGTATCTATTATCCAGATATGTTGTTTTAACCACAAGAGCATCTTCTTGTATGGTATCAAACCAATGTTTCTTAACCCAGTTGTTTATAGAGATAGGGTTGAACGCCAACATGATTTGCTTATAGTTTTCTGTTTCGCCTCTTAGTCTTAAATCTATTTGATGGAACTCTTCTATTGTAAGTTCTGTTGCTTCCTCTATAAATACACTTGTAACCCCTGCGATTGACTTTAGTTTCTCAACATCATCAACCCCCAGAAAGATAATGCTGCTGTTCTTTGGTGCGTATGTGATAGTCATTTCTGATTTATTTATCTTAAATAGTTTGATTATTTTCCATTGAGATAATATATCGATGATTGATTGAAAAACTGAATGTCGGAGTGTTCTTGCTACTTTACGCACGATTAGGAAACGGTGGTTGTTCTCGGTAAGTATTCTATATATGATCTTTTGTGCTATAAAGTATGACTTGCCTGATGCTGCAGAACCATACAGCACCATGTATCTGTTTTTGTTTTTGTATAGTGGAATATACTTGTCGTTGGTGTTTGCTGGGAGTTTAGATAGATCAATCGTCACTGAATGGGTCTATAATTTTCAATGATACATCATGCTCATGCTTTTCTACATAAACAGACTCCATTTTATTGAGTAAATCAAGTGCTTTCATGTCACCTTTTTTTGAGTGATTAGATAGTATTATTTTGCGTTCTTTAATGCTCAAAATGTGTGGTGATAACTTTTGCATCTGCAATTCATGCACTCTTAGACTCACCTTAGAGTTGTGCAACACCTTGTGTGATTGAACATAAATCGAACTGTCTGAGTCTGTTTTTGAGTCATACACTTTGCGATATGCTTCTGCTGCAACACCACCATTTAAGACATACTCAACTGCGAATAGTTCTTGCTTATCTGTTAATTTCATGCCTTAATTATACCATACTTGAAAGTTATAGGCTGTTCACCCCTATTGATGCCCTCTGCCCTCTTCTTGCTTCGGAACAACCTCACACGATCACAACCAACACTGCAAGTGCTTCTGGTTATACGCTTGTTCTCTTCACCACACATAATACATTTTCTCATTTATCCCTCTTCCAATAAGTTATACTGTGTAAATATTCTCTCGCTTTCAACGCAGAGTAAAACACTTTCACAATCTTAAAGTCTTTTGTATTTATCCATTCACATATAAAAAATGTATCTTCATTTTCATTCGGCTGGATAAATACATCTCCCATTACTTTTTCCTGTCCTTGGTACGCTTCAATATCCAATCTGCATCATTCAATGTGTGTTCTAGATTGTTATAAATAATATAATTATTATATGCTACTGCTGCATCTATCTTGTTGTTGAAATTCCCTATGTGCACACTTTTATGTTTTAAGCTTATTTGTGCCCTCCATGTGCCTTTTTTGGAACTTGCTTTATATACTCCCCTGTACCCACTCGTATTGTTTACATAATGAGAAGTTGTATTTCTTGACTGTATTGTTTGTGTTGCAAATCTACAATTTGACGGCTCATAGTTTCCATTATTATTAATCCTATCAATAGATAATCCTTCTTTAAAATTAGTGTCAAACCAAACTTTAAAGATACTTATATCGTGCCACTCCTCACAAACACTAATGCCTCTGCTTCTATGTATTTCGTATCCATTGTGACTTTCGTTGTAACACCTTCTCATCATGTTGTGCCATGTTGGGAAACATTTGTGCTTAGACAATCCATGCGTGATGAGTTTCTGCCCTCTTTTCTTAAATGAGCATTTTCTACATCTTGAAACATGCCCTCTCTTGACATCACTTGCTTGTGCTCTGTGTTCAGAGCCACATTCACACTCAAAGATAGCCATTCTTCTTTTTAAAGAACTTTTATTTGTTTGATATTGCATTCCCATATCTTTAATTATTTTCATTTTATAGTCTGATTGTTTTAATTCGCGTAGTGTCATATTAGCCTCCAATGCTAAGACGGAAATTGGAGTTCCGTCATTAATATTATACCTAAGTTTTTTATTTCCTTTTCTTCTTTGTATTATGCCAAAGTGTGCCATCTCTAAACTGGCGGTTGATCTGTTCCGCAGCTTCATCCTTCAGCATCTCAGACCGTTGCCTCTTCTCTTCTTGGGCTTTTTGTTTAGCCTTGTGCTTTTTAGTCATATCAACATTTCCTTTTTATGCTTATAATGCCTCTCTACTTCTCTAAGATCATCTTCACTATACTTTCGTGGCACATTGTTGCTTTCCAGCTGCTCAACCTTTTCAAGCCCTACTCGTTTAATTAAGTTAGGTCTGTACTCTGGATGAATACCCCCACCTCTATAAACATTGCAATAATCACATTGTAGATGTATGTTATCCTCATTGTATCTAATGTCTTGTCTTTCACTCACAGATTTCCAATGCCCTGCATGCTGTGCTCTTCCCGTATTAGGAGTTGCCCATATGTAGCCACACGAAATACATGGAAAGCCTTGGTCTCTTTTGACTATGTATGAGTTACAAGCAGACTCAGCTCTCTTTTTTAACTTGGATATTGTGTTTTGTCTTGACTCTTTGGCAGCTTTTCTTTTCTCTTGTGCTATTTTCTCTTTTGCAAAAGGTATAGCACACTCAATATTCATGCAAATGAGTTGACCTTCATTGTCTGGTCTAAACCATTCCTTGCATGTTTTACATTTTCGTTTTCTGTAGCGATTTGTTTTGAGCTGTTCAGTCTTGGTCACAGTGTCTCTCTTCAATGAGCTTTTCTGTGTGTTTTATACTTTTCCTCACCCAAAATAGACGCTCTTTTTCCTCTTCTGTCGGCTTATGTAAGAAGAACAGATGCCTAAATAACTTCTCTCCTGCTTTCTTTTTGTACTCCAGTGCAGCAAAGTATTCCATGCCGTCTAATTCTTTTGCTTCTATATCATACAAGTACGAAGTTTTCTTCATTAACAATTCCCTCCTATGGCTGTGCTTATCTGATTTGATGATTTGTCGCTAAGGTTTCTGTTTAAATAGTACGGGTCAATAGTCCCCTTGTATTTCTTTGGCTCTTTGTTTGGTGTATATTCCGACTTCGCCATAACTTGTGGCTTTGGTATGTACTTTTTTCGTTGTGAGTTATTGTGATGGGCATTTCTGCAAGAGTCGCTACAGTATTTAGTCCATGAAAAAGTGCTGATATCCACTTGGTTCTTACACCCCTCAAGTTTACACTCTTTGAATTTAGGGGCTTTCTTTTTCTTCTTGATACTGTCTCTTCTCGCTTTGGCATCAAGCTTGTTTTGTTTATGTACGCAGTCTTTATCTGGGCAGTATTTTTTTGTAGCGTGAGCTGTCTTTGGTAGTAGCTCTCTGCAA